GGCTTCGAGATCCATGTTTTTAGTTCCCCCGTCGTATTCATGAGCATATCCTTCTTTTATCATTTGTTCATTGAGGGACACGTCTGAGTCCCCAATGTATAACCACCCAAGAAGACGGCCATATTTACCAACGCCACCGTCAAGTTCAGTCCTAATAATGAGATCATCGTCACCAGCCACAGCACTCTCGAGCTTTTCTTTAAGCCAATTGGTTGCGTCGATTCCAAGAGCCTTCTCCTCTAGATTTCGTGTTCTCTTCTCCGGCGTATCAACTCCTGCAACTCTAACTCTTTCTTTCTTGTATAGATCAAACCCCAAATCAATGGTGACATCAATAGTATCACCATCAACCACACGGTTTATCTCCAAACAACGAAAGTTGTAACATGACTTCCTGCTCGGCGGTGTCATCGCTCCCATCTTCCATCTCCTGATGTGCCATCTTTAGTATGTAGTAGATGTAACCAAGAGCCATGAAGAAGCATATACCTACCATGGCATTGACTACAGGGACGTATTCATACATCAAACTTAAATGGGAATGGGTATTTGTTGTGATGACATAGATCTTCTCCATCAATCCTTCTGATATCGTTGATAGCACCGATGTTATCAATACGATATTCTTTTACGAACTTTTTATTCTCGAAGATAGAAATATGAGCGTCACCAAATCCTCTATAATGTCTCTCTTGTGGTGGGAAGTGTCCAACTGCAATTGTATTTTTATCCCCAGCCATACCTCTCATAAAACCACCAAAGGAAGGCTCATAAATTGATTTTGAACCAAAATTAATCCTTTGTTTGTGAGTATCAAGACATGCAATGATGTCACCATTCAAGTAAATTCCATGAGAACTTTTAAGGTCTGTATCTATAAGGGATTCTTTTTCTCTTGTCTCTAAATTTAAGACCAGAATTTGACTTGGCTTACGGTGTCTGTTATGTAGCATGACGTAGAGGAGATTATCTCTGACAACAACAGAATTAACATGATGCCTATGAGTTGGTTGAAAGTTTCCCCAACCATCGTCGATGTGAAATGTCTCATAACTATAATCTTCAAGATTGATGAACTTAATACAATCTTGTCTGGTCATAGTTACTATGATTTTATTTTCATGGTAAACTATTTGATGTGTATTTTGATCCAGAATTCCATTTATACTTTTTACAAACTTTAAATCTGAATCATAGATCAACAGATTTGAACGATTGGCAATAAAGATCGTGTCCTCATTCCAGGTGATTCCAAATGGTCTGTGCGATGGTCTCTCTTGATTAGAGGTATGATCAAGACCACGTTCATCTGTTTCTATTTTCAATACCGTTTCTGTATCAGTATCAAACAATGTCAATACATCATCTTTACTGTCAGATGTAATCGCCAGTTTCATAAGTAACCACCCCAGATCTTCCACAGATCCCTAAAATAAAAATCAACTTCAGTTAAGTTTCCAAGAGGAACATTTTGTTCCTCTGTCTCAGCCCACTTCTTACAAAATTTACTGACCTCATGTGAATCCCTAACTGAGTTCACGCCATACATTCTTGAAAAAGAACACATAGCAAAGTTATATCTCATAGTAAAGTCAGTCTGATCAGTCACCGAAGTGTTTCTCCAATACATCTAGCCTTTCTTCTTCCTTAGCAATCATATCAATCTGGTCTTGAACAGCAGCAAGGATATCAGAATGTTCACCGATGCCTACAGGGTTATGTAGGTAGATGTCAATATTTGCTTTTGCCTTTTCAATGTTACCAAGTGCTTGAGCCCTCAGGGCTTTGACAATAGTTCTTCTCATTTGTATAGTCCTTCTTTAATTATTATATCATTTGACGTGAATTTGTCCAATCATCCCTGCACCTTGGTGAGGACCACAGAAGAAATCATAATCTCCTACATCAACGAATTTGATATCCTGTGATTCACCAGGATTAAACATCAATGATTCTCTAGACAGGTCAGCTCTTCCCTCAACAATAATGTTGTGAGGTGGAAGCATTCCATTGACAAAGTGTACTGTCTCACCCGCTTCAATAGTGATGTCAGATGGATCAAAAACTAGGTTACCATTTGAACCCATCTTGACATCTACAGCCCAAGCAGGAAGGGCAAAGAATAGTGTAGCCAGGATCGCAAAAAGAAATCTCATAAGTAAATTTACTTGACTACACTATCTATCACATCTTATAGGAATCGTCAGGTTTTTGTGTTGGAGTCAACGTAAGTGGACCTTGTTCGATTCTAATTGTCTGTGCTGGAGCTGTGGCTGCAGCCTTCTCAATAAGTCTTTCCATGTCCGCCTTGGAAACACCACCTGAAGGACCACCATTTGCTCCGTTCTTCTTGGCAGTTTGAACACCAAACGTTGCTAGAACCCCGGTAAAGACTGAGGCGATGAAGGTGGGGTCGAGCTTCTGCTCTGGGATTCCAAGTGCAGGTGGTAGTTTAATGTACGCCAACGTGAGGATTCCACCGCTCCATACAAGAATACCAAGCCTGACAAAAGTAGATAGAATTGCCAGTTGTTCTTCCGAGTCTGCTGCCTTTTCTTTGAGTTTCCCAAGTGGTCCCTTCTTTTTGGGTTCATCCTTTTTTACTTCCTCAGCCATGATTACCATTGAGACTGATGTATTTAGAAAAAAAGGGGCCGTTTAGCCCCTTGCACCTTGATAAGCTGGTGTCATCATACCACCATCAGGTGGTCCGTCGTCTTCATCCTTACTGGCAAGTGCCAACATAAGGAAGTATGGAGTAATGATGAACACCAGTGTTTGAAACAGTGTCCAATCGTAGGTCATTTATTAGACCCCTTCACTACTGCGATGATAGGAATCAACATTAGTAGTGCTGCTCCTACAAATCCCATCACCAGATACCAGGAATGATTTGACCTGATACTGCGTAGCTACCCATGGCTGCGACTACACCCAGCATGGCTGCCCAACCGTTAATGCGTTCTGCCTTTTCGTTCATTTGTTTTCTCCAAAGTGTTGTTGTAAATAACGACTCTGCCATTTTCATGAGTGAAAATAAGTTCATCATCATGTGCCCAACAGAGTTCTTCGTATAGGGCGTTCAATCTCTCCATGTCTTCATAGAGTTGGTTTGGGTTTGTCATCAATACAAATACTCTTCTTGATCAGATAGGATTACACAATCACTTGTAGGGTAGGTGACGCAGAGAAGGCAGAGACCTTCTTCTAGTTGATCGTCATCAAGGAATGATTGCTCTTCGTTGTCAATCGTTCCACTGATTACCTTACCAGCACATGAGGAACATGCTCCGGCTTTACAAGAGTAAGGTAAGTCTAGTCCCGCTTCTTCTCCAGCTTCTAGAATGTATTGATCCTCTTCACAATTGAATGTGGTTTCGGTTCCATCAGGTTGCTGGATGGTAATAGAGTAAGACGCCATCGGTTTCTTGTCTAGGTAATTTATACTACTATATTGTATAAAAGTTACTGACCAATGTCAAGTATGTGTCAGATTCCAAACACACCAAAGAAGAACAAACTTCCAGAAGTTGCGTAGGAAAGTACCGCAGCAACGAAACCAATCATGGCTGTACGGCCATTCAGCTTCTCTGCTTTCTCAGCATATGTTTCATAACCGTAGCGCTCAGCTGCGGTCTGGTCGATGTACATACGAGGCTCTTTAGCCCACATGTTTTGCTGACCTTGATCATTAGAACTAACAGTCACAATAAAACTCCTGTGAAGTATTGTTACATTATATATAATTTCTTAACATTTGTCAACACTGTCAGTCTGAATACTGGCACACATCGGGGTTGTCTCTACAAAATTCCCTGACATGACCGTGAATATCATGCTCCATCCTGTGATGGTAGGAGATATGCATGAGTTGTATAAAAGAAAGAATCCCTGTACATCCTACGAGAAGGAGTACAAAGGGATTGAATAGAAGTTTAGATATCTTCATCTACTGTGGGGGGATTAGGCCATCCTGGAGGGCACATAGGAGTAGTATAGGGATCCTTCATAACATAGTCAATGGTTTTTTGTGTAACCAACACTGGAGGTTGTGGACTTGGATCCCATACGGATGGCATGTCCAACCACACCTTACCTGTCTCTTCGTCTGGTGTGATACTCATCACACATAAATCGGGTACTTGATAGTCCATAAAAAAAGAGGGCCACTAGGACCCTCATATTATAACACGTTATCCGTGAATCAGAAACTGAACTTAACGCCCAGCTTACCACCTACGTTCAGGTCATCGAAGTCCTGGTCAGCAGTCAGCATGGAGAGTTCGCCATAAGCACCGAGTCTTTCGGTGATAGCAACGGAAGCACCAACCTTACCGGAGATTTCGGTTTCGGTCTCTTCGCCGTCAACAGATACCAGAGCAGGACCGCCTTGGACATACCAAGCAGCGGACTCACCCAGGTCACCCTCGTAGCCGACATGCAGATCGGTTACAGCACCACTGTAGTCATCACCGACCCAACCAGCGTTGGTTTCGACGTTGACGTAGGGACCTGCAAGGGCAGCGCCTGCGGAAAGTGCGGAAGCAGACAGAGCTGCGAATACAGATTTGAACATTAGTTTTTACCTCGTTTTTACTTGTGGAATGGTTACCCACAGATGGAAAGGGAATCGACAACTCCCTGTTTGTTACCCTTTGTAAAAATTGACAAAAGGTTAAGTATATATACCCGTCAAGAACTTGGCGGGGTATTTTGTTGATTCTCTGACGCACCTGATATCCTACCGAGGTAGGGATCAAAGTTCATCAATTCATCAATAGACATCTGGGCTCCAGCCTGTGACCAGAAGTTAAACTGAGCCTGATAGTTACTCTTGTGGAATACCTCCACATGGTCCTGGTGAATACTGGAACCCAGTTCTGTCTTGTATAACAAAAGGGGAATGGCGTAAGTGTTACCAGAGTTGTAGATGAGATCATCAGCAACTGGTCTGGGTCTTACATCATTATCAAGTTTGTACTTGTTACCTCTACAGTGGAGACGAATTAACTTCTCCGCATGATGTCGAGTAATCAAGTAACATGCAGTAGAGAATTCATTGACGAATCTCTTGTGGATTTTGACATGGACATCACCTGTACAGATGATTGAGATCTGACAAACGTCCCAGTCATAAGGAATCTTACCATAGAAGTCCTTCCATGTAAAGTTCCAGAATCTGACTAGATCTAAATCACAGTCATCCTCCATCATGATCGCTACCGGATCACCACTCTCATAGAACTCCTTGATAGCCTTGAGGTGTGATGTCACACAACCAATCTCACCCGACTGACACATGTCAGGATACCTACCCTTCAGAATGTCTCCTAGATCGTCTTCACGACCATCGTAAGCGGACACACGGGTATAGTTTTCAATCTCCCAGTACTTAAACTGGTTAGTCATATACTCCCAACGTTCTGGTTGATCATCAAGGTTGATGCAATAGATCTTGGGAAGACCTTGAAGTTTATAAGCACCTTTGTTTCTGTCCATCAAATAGTCTCCCAGTGTCGGGGGTATAAATCTTTGGTATTTAAGTGAGCGTTGTTAGGTCCGAACCAGACTTTAGGTGCAATGACTTTACCAGTGTTTGCCAACCATGCACCCCACCATGAGAATGAAGAGTTGGCAATGATGAAGTCACTACACTGTGTCATCAGGTAGAGATCAATGTAGGAACTATTACCTCTGGAGATAATGAATCTATCTGGTTTGAATAGTTCCTGTTCTGTAGCCCATTCAGGATCGTCTGTGAAGATGATTACATCTCTCCTTACCTCAAACTTACTTAACGCCTTCTCGTACCATTCTAGGGGGAGATTGTGATGATTACCACTATTGATTAGGAAATCACCACGACGTATGTGTAGAGCGATAGGATCGTCGAATACGCTTTCTACAATCTCTTTACACTCATCAACAAATGGTTTCTTGAATGTAAAGTCCTTACGGATCTCATCAGAGATGTGTTTAAAGTATTTCTCTGTCTGAAAGAATCCAAATAGGTTACAGTTGTCTGGACATTTGTTGAATAGTTTTTCGTCAAACTCAAAACCACCCTCTCGGATGTCCATTGCTTTGATCATACCTCTTTTACAGTCGAGTGTAAAGGGGACATCCAATTCAATATGGAGTTTGTTACCGATACCGTCATCAAAGATCTCATCATGATCGGGGATCATGAAATCATATCCGTTGTGTGTGGCGATACCTTTAGTCGAAGCATACTGGAACATCTGGTTACCCAGTTGTCCCAACTTACCGAGATAGTTAAACGTAATCATTCTTCATCGCATTGAATACTTTGGCAATACCATCTTGAAGATTGGTTGTAGGTAACCACCAGTCTTTGATAAACATATTAGCATCATTCCTCTTATCAAGTTGTACACTGTCCTTTGCAATACCAGGTGTGATCTTGATTGGTCTATTGATCAGATTAAACTGACCCATAATGATAGCAGCAACTTCCTTGATACTTGAGGAATTGAATGATGTGATATGTAGTGGATCTTCAGGTTTGAAGTCTGTGTAATGCATCATGATAGTCTCAAGAGCCTCACAACAATCTTCAGCATACAGGAACTGTCGTTCTTCTGTACCATCCGTCATCATATCAAAGTCACCATGTTCAAACCCCTTACGGATAAAGTCTGTAATAACATGTGACTTCTCATGGTCTTTCTCAATACCATACACGTTCCAAAACTTGACAGTCAGACCACCAAGTGTAGAGGTGTACATCTCACCTACTCTCTTCATAACACCATATGGAGAGTAAGACATGTTACTCATCTGTGAGGATGCAAATACAAATCTCTTATTAGTTTTCTCCAAAAGATTAAACACGTTAGCCATCATACGTGTATTGTTGTTGATGAACTTAAACGTGTGTTGATACTTCTTGAGATATCTAGAACCACCAACATCAAACGCCAGGAAGAATACAAAGTCAGAGTCAATAATTTTCTCCATGAGAAGACTATTGTCATTCATTGTAAGGTCTTGCCAGTGAGGGTCATTCACTTTGTCAAATTCATGAACAGTGTGTCCCTTCTCACGAAGATACTCGGTGAGGTATGCACCGATCTGACCACTTGATCCTAGGTTTAGAACTTTCATACAGATAAAACAGGAGTTGCAGGGACTACAGGAATCTCTTCGTTATATGTTGCCCAGTCAGTATCAAATTGTTTGACACCTTCACGGGTAAGGACATGATCATACATCTTCTCAAAGATTGTGGGAGGCATGGTCACGATGTCAGCACCATTATAGAAAGCACGAGTGACTTTGTAAACGTCACGGATAGATGCTGCCAATACTTGAGTACCAACACGATGTCTTCCATAGACTTCTGCGATGGAACGTACAACTTCAAGTCCAGCCACCGAGTTGTCATCACAACGTCCAACGAAGGGTGACACATAGTATGCTCCAGACTTGGCAGCAAGAATTGCTTGTGCGGCACTAAAGATAAGAGTCACGTTGACACGGATATTCTCTTTTGAAAGTTCACGACAAGCGAGAAGTCCCTCGCGAGTGCAAGGTACTTTAATAGTACATACTTCTCCAAACTCTTCTACCAGGTTATGTGCCTCAGCTACGATGTAGGGTGCCTCCCCAACAATCTCCATGGAGATGTCTTTGACACCCATCAACATCAGTTCACGATATACATCCTGTGGTTTACGACCACTCTTCCTGATCAGAGTAGGATTAGTTGTCACACCGTCAATCAGACCTGTACCGAAATGACGTGCTACTTCAGCATTGTCAGCTGTGTCTAGAAAAAGTTTCATAGGTATTTTTGTAAGTAACTTTGATTAGAGTAGTATTCAATAAGTTGATCTTTTGTCATTCTTTGAATCCGTTCCCATAAATCATTATTAGATTGCATATGTGGATTGGTGAACCAAGAGTTCTCACCACGAGCATGTTCTAGATGATAGATGAAATTAGATATTCGTCCAACATTATATCCCAACTTCTCGAATCTGTATAGTCTTTCTTTATCTTCTGGTGCATATGCCTTGAAGTTTTCGTTCTCCATACCACCTTTGATATAGACAGATCGTTTGAAGAACTGAACCCATCCAGACTGAGCATCGTAGATAGAGGAGTTTGATTTCAGTATTGCATAGTCATAACTCTCTAGAAAATCAGAGACTACATCATCAGATGGTTTGACTTGATACTGATAGTTACCCCATCCATAGGGGTAAACAACATCGTAACCACCATCCATGATCATCTCATATGCTTTCTTCATTGAATCAAGAGGAAGGATAGCATCACAATCGTAGTTGACTACGATATCAGTGTCTGCCTCATGGATCATCTCATTCAATACTCTCTGTCTATGGAACAGAGGAGCATTACTTTCTTCAAAGATATGTTTGACCTTGACCGGAACTGAAAGAATGTTCTTCAATACCGGAAGTGCATCACTAACAAATCTGGATGTCTTGTCCACTTCCTTGATAATGATATTAGTATCAAAGTTTTCAAGGAGATAAGATGTAGTTGTAATTACATTCCTCAATCTATCATCCGATTCAATCCTGATCGGAATGATGAATGTCGCATTACTAAGGTCGATCATACTTGTGTCTTGATCCAATCAAGAATATTTACTTTGGGTTTCCAAGTCAATTCGGTCTTCGCCTTACGAATGTCAGCCAGGGTCTCCTTCATCTCACCAGGTTTGGCGGAAAGGTGGACCTGATCTTCCGAGATAGCATTAGCAATCTCATTGACACTCCAGTTCTCACCATACCCGATGTTATAGACCTCACCCCAGTTGTCAAGTTCCTCAAAACTAATCACTGCGTTGGCGTTAACTACATCAGAAACATGGATAAAGTCACGTCTCTGTTCACCGTCACCAAAGATAGTCAGTGGTTGACCCTCTTTCTTCATCTTGATGAACTTACTCACACAAGGTGCGTATGTTCCTACGTGTCTTGCCCTCTCACCATATACATTGGTGTATCTGAATGCAACAGTCTTCATACCATAGAGATGATGATATGCTTTGACCAGTTGTTCACCACATAGTTTACCAATTGCATAAGCGTTGAGTGGATCTTCCCTCATGATCTCGGTATTGGGAATAGGATTATTATTACCATAACATGCAGAGGTAGAGGAGTAAATAAACTTCTCTACACCAGCTGCTCTTGCTGCCTCAAGTACATTCACTGTACCCATGACCTGTGTTTCCATTGTGTCCATGGGTTTGGCAATAGATGCCTGGACACTTGCCTTTGCAGCGAGGTGATAAACATAATCTACACCACGGAACTTATCAGCAATGTGCCAAAAGGTTCTGATGTCTACTGGATAGTTGGTTGCCCTATCGTTCCAGTAATATTGATCATGTCCGTCAGATGTCTCATTGTCAAGGACAATAACATTGTGACCCATAGACAAGAGTTTATCAACCAGGTGACTACCGATGAATCCGGCACCACCTGTAACCAGGGATGTTTTCATACTCTCTCAAAAATCCTATTCTTAAATGATTCCTCTAAATTGTATGGTTCAGGAATGATAACCTTTGGATTATTACCACCTAACCACCACGCCACCTCAGCAAACGTTGAGGCGTATGTACCCACGATAGTATCACACATAGACAAAAGATACAAGTCGATGAATGCATCTACAGTATCTTGTACGGACTTGTTATGTCCTGACTCAGCCATATGTGGGTGATTGTATTTCTTTTGAGGATGAGTGATGATACGATCACCATACTTGTCCTCAAAGTGTTTCAATACATCACTGTTGTCACCACAAAGAAAGATCTTTCTATCTTTGTCAAAGGTATCTATAACACTTTCAAACAGTTCATTACTATGATATTTTACCCTGTCACAATACCATGATCTGATGTGGAGACCGACTACCTTATCCCAATCACTAGTAAATCCAACACAGTAATCAACGATATCTGAATTGACATGCAGATGTCTAAAGGCTTCCCTATACACATCAACAAAATACTTTGGTGTGTCCTCGTACAAGAGATCAATATACTTGTACTCACCAGTCTTTCTATCCTCACCAGGGATGATAGGGAACCTCCAGTGATCAAAGGTAGGGTAGGTGTCTAGTTCTTGTTGTGTGGCTAGTCTCAAGTCATCAAAGATATAAGCGTCAGCCTCATTGACAGTCAATGCTTGTTTGAATGTCCTGTAGATACCTGCATAGTTCTTAATTCTATTTGCAAGACCGGGTGATCCATCGTGAATTGCAACTTCCATAAAACTCATGCTTCAATAACCTCCCATGATTCGGGGAACAAATCTGTTGTATCAATGTGTGCTTGACCAGGACCATACCAGGGGGTAGGTGCAATCACTCTCTTGTCAGGATTAGGTGAGAGATATGCACCCCACCAACTGAATGTACTGTTGGAGATGATGTGGTCCGAACACTTGGACAGGAGACAGAAATCAAAGTGTGATTTATCTACCTTCGTATTCAGATCATTGAAGTGGAAGTTCTTTCCTTTGAATACTTCTTGTTGCTCACACAACTTCAGGTTGTTAGAACAGATGATGTACTGTCTATCCTCACCCATCATCTTAATGGCTTTCTCGAAGTATGTCCAGGGGAGATTCCGATGATTTCTTGAAGATCCAGGATAGTCGAAGTGATCATTGAACTCTCTGACGCAGATAGACACTGGTTCATCTGCTAGGATATTACCCCATGCATAATCTACAGCATCGATGACTTCATCATTAAATCTAAAGTCCCACTTAAGTTGTCTCCACGCATGACTAAAGTATTTTTCTGTCTGGAGATATCCATTAAGATGAACATGGTTAGGACATTCAGTGAATAGTTCTTCACAGAACTCATGACAATCATGAATCTCTACCTCATCCCCATCAATAAATCCAAACCTACCACCACAGTGTAGCATCTCAAAACACTTACTTAATTCAGTGTCAGGAGGGATCTTGAAATCATATCCATTCTTCTTTGCAATACCAACCAGGGATGCGTATTGGAACATCTGGTTTCCAATCCTACCGTTCCTACCCAGATTATTCATACCAATGGTCATAATGTAATCTCCTTGTTCTGTTCTGCCAACGTTGTATCTGTGATGTCACCTACATCCAGTGAATAATATGTATGCCACCCTCTGGCATCAGGTGTGTACCAGTTGTTCAATGCACCCCGTGTCATCTTCACCTTCTCCCAGAACTCACGGGATTGGATTTGATAGTGAGCATTCAAGAGGAGGGGGTCATCAGGTCTTCCAACAAAAGACAGGTTGATGTTAGGACCACTGGTAAAAATTTTGTGAATGTTGAATGACTGAACACCAAACTTGGTATTGGCAATCTGTTTAGGAGCCCAGAGATTAAACCACTCGGGTTCTTCTGCACCGTTGGTGGCACTCTGGGATCTGTGTGTCATCCATACCCTATCCTGGTATGGGGCACGAGAAGTAAAACCCTGGACCAGGCCAGCAGTAGGGTGGTAAAGATGGTCGTTAGAATTAAACCATACCCAATTCGTTTCGACGGTCCCATAGTTCTCATAGTCTTTTAAGATTTCCTTAAGATTTACTTGTACAGGACTATATAAGAACTCGTCAAGGTCAATCTGTGCAATCCATTGAGTTTCGTTACAGATTGGTAAGAAGTATTTGTTATTGACATCAGTCTGTCTTCCAGTGTACCTTTCAGTTATACTATTGTGAAAGAGTGTGACAAACCCTTCACGTATAAAAGGTTCTAAAATTGGTTCAAAATCGTCAGTGCTACCATCATTTACCAGGTAGATATGATCTACTCCATGGTGTTTGTAATGAAGGATCCATTCCTTTAGATTCCAACTCTCATTCTTGAATACTGATGCGACTGATAGATAATATTTCATAGTGTGATACCGTGTTTCTGTCTACAATATTCAAATTCTTTTTCGATTTCATCTGATGATCTGGTGTTAATGATGTTGTCTACATTATTCACCCTTTGAGATACCAGGATCTGATCCAGATATACACAGTCACCATATTTCTCTCTCATACTATAATAAAAATCGATGTCAAGTAGTCCAAATGTCTTTGGATCCCACCTAACATCCATGTCTTTATTTCTATAGGAGATAACAGAAGTACCGCTCATGGTATTGTTACCTCTAGCCTTCAACATTCTGTCATTCCATCTAGGAATGATTGGTGAGTCGAAAGACTGACCATCATCTCTTGTATGATTTGTACCACAGACCAACCACATCTTGTCGGAGTTCATCAGAGAATTATAGATCAACTCCAATGCGTTGTCTGTATAGAAGAAGTCATCCATGTAGATGAGTTTGACGACCTCAGCTGTAGAGAAGTCCATTGCAACATTAGTATTGACTGCAGCATTACCTCTACCTTGTTCTGTTCTGATATGACAGATATCTAAGTCAAAGATATTATCGTCACAGAATTGTTGGATCTTATCATCCTTACTGTGATCGGATACAATCACCTCAACATCCTTAAGAGTCTGAGACTTGATTGATCTGAACAGATCACTTAGATAAAGAACACCCCTACCATTGTACTCATAGGCAGGGATGGCAATGGACATTTTCATATCAGGTCTGTTCGTAATGTGCTCTAAACCGATCCACAGCTGTGTTGGATAACTCTGTTAGGTAATATACAGCAAAACTCTTCCTAGCCTTACCAGGAGGACACTTAAGTTTACTTGGGACACCATGCCAGGAGTTCTGTGTGGTGTCAAAGATGATTGCTCTATTGAACTTAGCCTCTACTGACCTGACACAATGACCAGGTTTATTAGTTTCAGGATTATGAGACCACAATTCAAGGTCACCACCCCAAGAAGAGTTGTAACCCTCCTCCAGGTAAATGATAAGGTTAATCTTCCTTTGAAGATTCATCTTTGGATGTGTGGAGTAATCAAGATGGACAGATAGATTACCACCCTCGGTGTGCATATGCCACCCACCACCATGGAGACCAATGTCAGGATATAAGGGATCACATCCTGTCAAGTTCTTAATCTTCTCCGTAGTATCAATCGATAGTAGATTCCAGAAGGTCTTGTATGTCAGAGGTGGGAACCTATCCCACTTGTTACAGATTTTCTTTTTGGCAATCCAACCATCATAACCAACCCACTCATCCTCATCATAGTTGAGGAATTGTTGGCTGATATCTTTTGCTACAGGAAGATCCAAGAAGTCATCAATGATCCAATAATCAAATGGATCATTACCGTGTTCAGTTACTTCCCAATTGAAGTTCATTCTTTCCATACCTTTGCTCCACCGTTCAACCCATCTTCATAGATCTCGAAACGATATCCATGCTTATCCAACCACTCACGGAATGCCTTTCTCTCATGATGATCATAGTCAGGCTCATGACCATGCCAGTCATCAAATCGGAAATACAACTCATCCCACTCACACTTATCAATAAACTTGAATGCTGATACTGTAGGTTCGTAAATATCTAGGTCAATATGAATAGCACCAACCTTACCAATACCAAAGTCAGATGGTTCTTTATCTACCATGTCATGTACATCTTCCACGAAGATCTTGATGTTAGGTGAGACAGAACACTTCTTCTTTACATCCTCAACAGTCTGTGGAATCCAAACATATTGAGGATCACCAATACGGAATGCACCTTCAGTCCATCCTGCATAGTCAGGTGTGGGTTGTTTAGTGACCTCCAGACCCTTGAAGTGATCGAAACCATATACCAAACGGGAAGGATTCTTTTGTCCAATAGGGAGGATTGTACCACCACTACAGACACCGAACTCAAGGATGTCACCATCACCAGCAAGTTCAGAAATCTTCTCTGCAAACGTTACGTGATGGAGTGTGTAGTCTGTAGTCGTTGGATTAGTTCTCTTCGTTGCCTCAGGGAACATGTTGTCAAGTTCAGAAAAAGTCGGAGCAGTATAAGACATAGTTTAATTAATAAGTTTATTCGATGGATATTCCAGGTGGTAGATGATAGTGGAATCCAAAGGGGATTAGACCATCATTCTCTGGGACTGGTGCTTCGTATGAAAAATGTTTTGCAATTTCAATAGGAGCGATTTTACATCCATGTTCCTCATAGATGTGACGATTATGAACACAGATATTTCCATCCTCATGTGTATCGTAGAAGCCAAATGTTTTATAGAACCCACTATCATCAGTGATAGGGAAGGGGATATCTACCTTACTAGGTAGTTCCATAAGTTTCTTTGACTTAAATGAGAACCCACCATTACCAACTCTAATGTGTTCTCCATAAGGTGAGATGTAACCCCTCTCTCGGATTGGCCAAGGGGCACCAATGTAATCGTATTCGTAGTATTCATCCATCCATGCACTAGGATTTATAATGAATGCGTGACTCTGAATTGACAAACAGAATTCTGATTCGATATGTCTATGTTGTTCTTGAAGTAGAAACTTACCGTACCCTTCTCTTGTCGTGACAGGTACACAACTCTCTTCTACAATGATGCCGTCTTCCTTAAGTTCGTCAGAATATTTTTCAACAAACTCGGATGATGTTACCAGTTTTACCTGATGGAAGTTGGCAACATCCATACATGTATATAAGGCTCTGATAGTATCGTCAATAGTCTTTGTATTGTCGATAGCAAAACATGTGACCCTATTCAGATCAAGCATTCCTGAAATCCTCCACTACCTCTCCAATATATCCAATCATATCATCTGTAATGACAGGAGAACAACCCAAGAAGAACACATTGTTGAGAACCTTATTGGCTTCAGGATACTTCTTGGCATCGTCAAGATGAGAATATCCGGGATGAAGAAGAATATTACCAGCGAAATAGTTTCTTGTCTGAATCTTGTTTGCCTCAAGGTGTGCAACCAGAGCGTGTTTGGTTTTGGACTCTTCACACACAATCGGGACACCAAACCAACTGGTCTCACTGTCTGCACGTTCCCTAACAACTCTACAACCAGGGATGGTCTCGATGATATTCTGAATACTCTCCTTATTCTTTCTTCTCAATCTATGGATCTCATCAAACTTCAATAGTTGAACTGAACCAACCGCACCCTGCATGTCTAGTGGTTTGAGATTGTATCCCATCTGACCGAACACATACTTGTGATCTACGATGTCATCGTATCCTTCCAACCACTTATCAAAACGACGACCACATACACCGTTAGTCAATAGGTTCTGTTGTCCTACACAATAACAACCACGACCCCACCATGCAAAACTACGTGCAAGATCCACGATAGCCTTGACATTAGATGAGACCATACCACCTTCAATGGTACAGATATGGTGAGCAGGATAGAAGGAACAAGATGCAGCGATAGCATGTTTAGTCAGATAGTCACCCTTATACTTACTACCGAGACTGTCACAGTTATCAGCAATAAGTTCTAGACCCTTTGCCTTACAGAACTTTACCAGTCTGTTCATATCATAAGCATTACCCAGAACAGGAGATGAGAACACAGCACGTGTCCTAGGTGTCACCTTAGAGAACACCTGATCCATATCCCAGTTCAGGTCTTGCCAGTTGATATCAACGAACACTGGTTTCAGACCAGCCTGGACTACAGGAGCAATCGTGGTAGCAAATCCACAGGAACAAACAATGATCTCATCACCGTCTTCCCAACCAAAGTATTTCTTCAGTGCAGCAATCATCACCAGATTTGCTGATGACCCAGAGTTCACCATGACCGAGTGATCAAACTCAAATCTCTTGGAGAACTCTTTCTCAAATTTATTTACTTTCTCACCAGAGGATAACCACTTACCCTTCATGACACCGTAAATTAGTTCCTGTGCCTCTAGATCATCCCAGTAGGGACCAGAGTAGTAGACATTCTTACCAGGTTTCCAATCCTTGTTAGCCAAGAATGGAAACACATTGTCATCCATCTCTTTGGCGTCACTGATGAACTTCTCAATGAGTTGATACATCCTGTCGTTCTATCTCTCTAAAGTATAATATGGATTGTTCAGTCTGTAAAGGTCGTATTCCTTCTGACACTCGGGACCAGACATAATGTTACCTTGAGTATCGATGTAATCCCATTCCTTTACAATGATATCATCACCTCTCCACCATCCGGTAGAAGTCTTATGATCGAACCAGTATTTTGGTGCAATAACTTTCTTTACTTCTTCACTAGTCCATACAGGCCAGAAGGAGAATGTTGAGGCGGACATGATAACATTCCTAGCATTATATAGGATGGACCAATCAACCCCAATATTACCACCCTTATACTTAAAGAATCCTGTACCCTGTTCAATATCTTCCTGTTCTTTAAGTGTAGTAGCACCTACCACATCAGCCCAGGGAATAAACTTGTTTGCATTCTCGGGGTCGTCAGTCACCACCACAAACTTCATGTTAGGGTTGTGTTCCAACATTCTATCTCTTGCATTCTCATAGAACTTTGGTTCCAACCAGGCTGTGGTAATTAGATATTCACCACCACGAAAGTGAATGACACAGATATCATCATCACAATAATCTCTGACATCAAGATTAGTCTTCAACCACTTTCTTACACTCTCCTTTTGACCGTCAAGATACTGAAGATTCTGAAATAGACCATCAATCTTTGAGTTGTCTGGGAGATTATACCAAAGTGAGGGATCAAAGAACTGAGCATCATGTCCTCCACAGATAGGAAGAGGTACTGCATTCTCTCTGATGTAGTGTTTGATTCCTTGTGGTAAAACTGCGGGTTGTTGTCCTTCTCTAGGTGTAGATCCACCAACAACCTCATCACCAAAGTCAAACTCCGGCATAAAGTTCTTTGCTTTGAATGGTGTAGTCTTCATTACACCCCAACTATATCCATGTCTATGTGCAAGGATTCTAGATACGACAAGATTCCAGATCTGGTTACCCAGTCCAGAACCACGATAGATTTCAGTAACAATCATTTGGTCTCATACTCTTGAATTAATCTAGCAACTTGCTTTCTGTCAGTCCCTTCGGGAGCATTTCTTAAACAAATCAAGATACACTCCTCGTCACTTATGGGATCTCTCTGTGTCCAACCACTTTCATCAATCATTTGATCAGATAGGAATACTTCTCCTTGTTATCTAGAAGATATTGAGGGAACCTATCTTCATCAAAGTGAGTGATACAATACGCAGCATTGTCTTGACCCAGTGGTGATCTACCATCATTGAGTCTTTGTTCCAACTCACCGATCAGTCTCTCGTTATTGAGTTCAGTGTGTGCGGATGACTTAATCTTTTTCATCACCCGGTCATACATCGTACACTCTTCATCACTACCAACAGTGCTCCAGTGCCAACCACCAGGATGAATCCTGAGATTGTTTTCTTTAGGAAGTTCCTGTCTCATTTGAGTCAGTGTGTACTTCTTAAGTGTGGCAAAGTCACACATCTTTGTACCAATCCAACGTGGACCTTCTTCTTCATAGGAGAAGTCAAGTGTCTGTGATGTAATTGTACCAGTGGTTTCAAACCAGTTGAGTGCAGCCTGATAATTATCCTGTGCAAAGTTATATACAGTACCAGGTTTGTAGAAGTCACTCAGATTTTCAAGTACTTCAGGATTAGGAACCTCATCGAGATCAGACCAGACAATTACATCTTCATCAGAACAATGTTCTTTAAGAACATCCATGATACTGTCCTTGTAGAAAGTATCTCTCATGAAGGATTCTCTCTTCACATTGTACTCAATACCTTTTGCTTGAAGTTGATCTTGAGTTGGTTCTTCAATCTTGGTGTAGATAATCTTATCTTTAAACTTCTTGAATCTCTTATCAGTCTTCTTGAATACAAAACCCTTGTCTTCACCAGAGAATGTTTTACCACCCTCACTGAATACAAAGTAATCCACATAGGGATCAAGGATATTCATACGGATCTCTAGAAGATCCAACTCATAACCAAACAGGAATACATCAAATACTTTCATATCAACCTCTCAGTTTAAACAATGCGTCACCACCCATGACATCAGGGTATGGCCAGTTCTGTGCAAGATCGTATCCAGGAAGAAGATCACTTACAGTTTGAAGGTTAGTGGCACCCACATACATCTCTTCCTCATGATACTCGGTATAAACATAATCAATCTTACCAATCATGTTCTTAGCACCAAGGAACACTTCTTTCTCTGCTCCCTGTACATCCATCCACATGAAGTCGATGTGATCGATACCATTCTCCTCACAGAATGAATCAAGACTTCTGGTTTGAACCTCAATCTTCTCATCGTATTTGATAAATGGCCACCTATTACCTCGGGGTCCACCATCAATAATCGTCTTTGGTTCATAGATTGAACCAGAGTATCTACCGAAGTCAACACCGCCATCAGGTGCATTGGTGTTACGGGAACGAGTAAAGGTAGTCTTACCATCCTGTGCAGCCATGGCAGCTGGTGTGAATGTATGACGACTATCAGTTCTCAATCCCTGATTAGATACACCCTTTACATCCTTACCACCCTCTGCAGACATCGCTTTGATGTTAGTGGGGTCAGGATCAAACGTGTATAGTTTTAGATTGTCACCAAACTGACTCAGGAATTGTTTTGTATCAGTTCCGTCAGCACAACCAACTTCAAAGATAACGATCTGGTCACGATTACCTACCAGTTCTTTGATTCCTTCAATTGAGATTCCCATTTTTCTCCATTTCAATTTGTGTACAAATCCATTCGTATGTTTTACGGATACCCTCTTCAAGACTCTGAGAGTAATCCCAACCAAGGTTCTCACGAATGAGATCATTATTAGAATTACGACCACGGACACCCGTAGGTGCGTCAAGTTTGTAAAGCTTCCTGACAACCTTACCTGATACCTTGGCTGCAGTCTCTACCAGTTGATTGATAGTGACCATCTCCTCGGAACCGATATTAACCGGTCCCATAAAGTCGGAGTCCATTAGTCTTCTAGTCGCTTCAATGCATTCGTCAATGAACAGGAAGGAACGAGTCTGTAAGCCGTCTCCCCACACCTCGATGCCTCCACCGACCTCCGGGAGTCTAGCGACTTTACGGCAGATTGCAGCTGGTGCCTTCTCTCTTCCACCGTCCCAGGTTCCTTCGGGACCAAAGATGTTATGGTAACGAGCAACACGAACGGGAATACCGTGGTTACGATTGTAAGCAAAGTAGAGACGTTCTGAGAATAGTTTTTCCCATCCGTACTCGGAGTCTGGAGCTGCGGGGTAAGCTGATTCTTCACGGCAATCAGGGTTGTCAGGATCTAGTTGGTTGTGTTCTGGATACATACATGCCGAACCAGAGTAGAAGATCTTTGTCTTGTTCTCCTCTTTGGCATCGTTGAACTTACGTTGTTCTTCAAGGACATTTAGATTGATAGTGACAGAGTTACGCATGATGTCTGCGTCATTCTCACCAGTGAATACGAATCCTGCACCACCCATGTCAGCAGCAAACTGATAGATCTCATCAAACGTTTCGTGATACCTATCAGGGACACTAGCATAGAAGTTACCAGCATATCCCTTGAATCTAATCACACGACGAACGAATGTGGGATCAGTCAGATCACCCTGAATGAACTCATTGGCAATTGTTTCAGAGAACTCAGGTCTCTTCAGGTCAACACCACGAACCCAGTATCCTTCTCTTCGTAGTCGTTTTACCATGTGACTACCAATGAATCCACCCGCACCAAGAACTAGTGCGGTCTTATTATACTCAGTCATAACATCCATGAATTACTTACTATGTATCCTTAAAAAATCAATATACTTCACACATCATATCAAGTCCTGTGTCAATGTCAAGTTTGGGAACGAAACCATAACTCTCCAGTTTATCAACGTTAATCGTCATGTTCTTAATCTGTAGATATTGTTGTTCATCAGGGAAGGGAACATCAATAATCTCACTTGTACTACCTACCTTATCCTTACAGTATTCAATAATTTCCCTGAAGGTACGACTTACACCTGAACCGACATTGTAGATTTGATTAGGGGAACTCCACACCATCAACGTATCAAGTGCTGTACACACATCATCAACATACATGTAATCCTTTAGATAATCACCACCACCATACAATTTAATCGGTTCATTCTTCTTTAAAGAACGAATCATATAACCAAGAACATTTTTTCCAGGGGTCACAGTAGGGTCAATACCAAAGACATTCGCAACTCTGAAGATACGATATTGAACACCAAAAGTTTTACAGTATGAGATGACCAAAGACTCAGCACATCTTTTAGTAATAGAGTAAAACCCTGTAGGATTACAGGGGTCATCTTCCTTGGCATCCAAGAAGTCATTACCATACACAAAACCAGAACTAACAAAGTTGAATACAGTATCTGTTCTCTTACAGTGTGACAATACCTCTGTCAGAATCTTAAGGTTAACATCAATATCAACCTGAAGATCTTTGAATACATTTTGATTGGTTGTAGTACTGATAAAGTACAGGATATCAGCCGAATCAGGATGTCTTTGTCCTCTTGGAATTACAATATTGTCAGGATACATCCTACAATAGTGACTACCAATATAACCAGTGGCACCAAATACAGAAAGATTAATCATATTTTTCACACTCTTTGAAAGTTTTAGCGTATTTGTCCTTGGCAGATAAGAACGGACTATCTATACCCCAGTCTATACCAAGGTCAGGATCATTCCATAGAAGTGATCTATCATACTCCTTATAGTAAAATTCAGTTGTCTTGTATGATACGTGTGCATGTAAACTATACACATAGAATCCATGTGCAAACCCTTCTGGTACCCATAACATCACCTCAGGACGGTAGAGATGAACACTATAGTGTTGACCAAACGTGGGTGATGATTGTCTCAAGTCTACAATCACATCCAGAATTGAACCTTTAACACATCTAACCAGTTTACCTTGTGGTTTGACAACCTGATAGTGAAGTCCCCTTAGAACATGTGGAGATGACATCGAATGATTGTCTTGTACAAATTCCATGTCCAGACCAACACTCGTAAAGTCTCTTTTATTGTAGGTTTCAATAAAGTGACCTCTATCATCTTCGTGTCTGTTCTGTTCAATCAAAACAGCATCTTTGAGTGGTGTCTTAATTATCTTCATAATAGAGAATTGTTTTGAGAAGTCCAGTTGTAATGTCAGTGGAAACAGACCACTTTGTTTCGGTTGTTATTTTTTTGTTTGAAGTGGAGTATCTAAGGTCATGTCCAGGTCTATCAGTGACATGTTCTATACGATGATCCTCCTTACTCATTAACTTACAAATCATCTTGACGAGATCAATGTTCTTAAGTTCACATTCTCCACCAATATTATATCTCTCTCCTACCTTACCGTTGATCCACAGTTCAATCAATGCGTCACAATGGTCTTCAACATAGATCCAATCCCTCACCTGTTGTCCATCCCCATAGACAGGGATAGGAGTTCCATTCTTGATATTCCTGATGATCGTAGGGATCATCTTCTCATCATCCTGTCGTGGTCCATAGTTGTTTGAACAGTTTGTGATGGTGGTGGGAAGACCGTAGGTGACATTATATGCATTTACAAAATGATCACTGGCTGCTTTGGATGCAGAGTAAGGATTCCTAGGTTGATACCTAGACTCCTCATTGAATGATCCATCTTTGAAGTCAATAGATCCAAACACCTCATCAGTAGAGATGTGCATAAAACGATCTACCTCATGTTCCAATGATGCTTGTAGAAGATTAACCGTACCAATCACATTAGTATCAATGAATGGTTTGGGATTATTGATTGAATTATCTACATGACTCTCTGCTGCAAGATGGAAAACAGTATCAAATGTTTCTTGTTCAAACAAATATCTAACTGCGTCATCACTGGCAATATCAATCTTATAGAATTCAACATTGTCAGGTAGATTTGATTTCTTACCAGCATAAGAAATCTTATCAGCAACCACCAATCTCTCACCAAACTTACCCAGAGATCTGAGTAGTTGACTACCAATAAACCCAGCTCCCCCTGTGACTAGAATGGACATGTTTCCTCGTATTTGTGTAGTAGTTCTGGTGAGTATTGAAGACCATCTTCATCTCCCAGAGTAATTTCTGTTCTCTTCAATTCTTCCAGACTATGAACTCTGTTCCTCAATTCTGTAGAGGAATACTTATGTTGTCTCTTGTGGTAGTGAATCTCAATATCATTGTCGATACAATATTGTTTACCAGTAAAGTCTCTGTCTTTATACTCCTCACTCAAGAAACGAATATCCATTCTCTGTGTCTTGATCATATTCAACAGATCTTCCTCTGTCTCGTACACCAATATCTCATCTACGTATCTACATCCCTGCACCTGAACATACCTCTCATACACACTCTGTATGGGTTTGTTCTTGATACCCGGTCTATCAATCGTAGGGTCCACTTGTAAGGCAACTATCAAATAGTCACACAAGTCTTTCTCCATCTTCAACATTGTCACATGTCCAGCATGAAACAAATCAAAGGAACTACAATTAAATCCTATCTTCATCACGAAAGATCTACCACATAGTATGTATTGTATTAAAAAAGGAGGCCTTTGTCAAGACCTCCTGAGCTCCATGCACGCCACTTACTCTTGAGAGAAGTAAGAAACTCTAGGGGTTATCCCGACCAGTGCTGTTACAGTCCATCCGTGACTACTACTTACAGAGCACCCTTAGAAAGTTTCTCAATGTTAAGCTCAGGGTTCATCTTAAGAACTCTGATCAACTCATCGAGTCTTGCATCTCCACCACCGGACGAATGCTTTGCTTCACACGCAGCCTTAAGTGCCTTTACCTCAGCTTCAAGAGCCTTAAGTCTTACCTCAACCTCATTGTCATACTGGGACATAAAAGCACCAGATGCAGATGTCTTTCTCGTTGCCATAGTTTTAATTAAATCTACTTTATTTAGATTTGATTACGTCTCTCACGTAGGAAGGGACTCCATCAGGATCTAACCATTTAGTATATTCAAAGTCTTCCATGGCGGTGAGTAACTGCATTTGATTGTCACAGAGATACATGTCTTTGTACCTTCGTGTATTATCATCAAACTTTTGAATTCTACAATCGGGGTTTCCGTCTTCTAGATCACCGCTCTCAACATAACGATAGGGGTATCTCTCAAGTAGAATTTTCATGCCACCTCTGTCTTCTCAAGATCTTCTGCCAGACAATCAATGAGAATATCATAGTCATCCAGAGGGTCACCAGAAAAAGTTACACCATCGTTCTCATAAAACTTACGGACCTTTTTGAAAAGTTTCGGATTCTTTACATCAAGGAAGAAGTCACCTTTCACTGCGGATCGGAGAGTCGTGATGTCCTTTTTGAACTTAGAAGTGATAGTCATTGTCTTTCGTGTTGACCTTAGTAGTATAAGGGATTTGACATTTATAGTCAAGAGGACAGTTGAAAAACCGTCCTGATGGGGATCGTGGGGATCGAACCCACCTCCGCCGAATTATGAGTTCGGTGCATTCACCAGATTGCTAGACCCCCTAGGGATTAGCATCCTTCTTCGTGCTCTGTGTACATCTTGTACAGGTCGTCATCGGTGGACATCATCACACATGCCGCACCATTATCATTCACGATTCCTATATGTTCTCCGTTCTCTACTCTCTTAATCAATTCATCCCAGTTCTTTTGAAACTCTTGCACGGTGAAGATTTCCATAGCTAAATTATATAGAAGATTTTTAAGACCAGTAACCAACCACTTTGAGAAGACCATGTGCATAAAAGAACAGTAGCACTGATCCAATACATGCACTGATAACTGTGGCAGTTTTGTTGTGTTTGTCGATAGCTTTGTCGATTAGATCCTGACACTGTTTATAAGTGACCATGTGTTCAGGTTTAATCTCTGGTAGGCGTGACATGTGTAATTATACTACGGTAGATGGAAATGTCAACTCTTTATAGGTGTAAGCCACAGTCAATCGTGGCACCTTACATAGAACATTAGGTGCATATCCCATATGATCCAGATGTGCTGGGAATAGGATTCCATTATTTGGTATATATGTTTCGTAATAATACTGATTTGGTTTAGTTGTCAGGATAAACTCACCTCCCCATTCAGTTTTCCAATATGGACATGCAAATATGTTCAAGGTCCAAGTGGATTCACCACCGTCTGTATGGAATGAAGACTCTTGACCAAAGAATTGAATATTTGTATTAACTCTCTTAAGTTTTAAGGGACATCGTAAAATTTTCTCACACTGATACTTCAATATAGATCCAAATTTAATCAGTGTCAAATTGTCCCCGATGGTAGATACCGATGATCGTATAGAAGAAGGTTTTTTTATACACCCCATCGGTGGATGGTCTAATCCTCCATCGTTTTTAGTGAATTTCCAAGTATTATATTGTGAATTGAACTCATCGTACAACGTAAGAAATTGATTAACAGACAAAACATCTTGAAGTCTGTAGAAATTATCAACCTTATCGTACCTCAAAATCTAATCTCCTGACCTTTCTCTTTCTCCTTTCCTCTTGATAGGACAGGTCACTAGAGGTCAGAACATTACCGTTCTCTACCTTATTACTAGAATTAATCATAACCACTTTGGTAAGGTCTACAGCAGTGACCTTATCTTCAATGACTGTCATCATATTAGGACACCCACAACAGTGGGTATGATGGTCACTCCTGATTTCTTTGTTGCATTGTTTGCATCTGACGGTAATCATGGGTCATGTTTGGTATTCGACATGGGAGATACTGGGATCGAACCAGTGACATCTTCGGTGTAAACGAAGCGCTCTACCGCTGAGCTAATCTCCCTAACATTACACTTATCCGAATGCTTCCTATGGGGCATTTTTTCAACCCTAACATTCTGACAGTTTGTAATGGAGCAAAAAGAAAGTAACCAACTCTCTAGATCACAGTGTGGTTAACACCGCCGCGGGCGAGCTCATTCCCCGTCTTACTGGCCCACTAGGACTCGAACCTAGGACAACAGAGTTAACAGCTCCGCGCTCTACCAACTGAGCTATAGGCCAACGTATTCTTTTATTGTATCAAACTTCACCACTTTTGTCAAATAGTGAAATACCCCATGAGAGACCAATGAGGACACAGAATCCAAGTCCTGTGTATGTGAATAACGGATAGAGTTCAGCCATAAGGGTTTCTTCCAATTTCTTTACAAAGTTTGAAATAGATTTTGTAGTATCTATTGCACATCTTCCTGACGACATCCTGATCTTCTGGGAAGTCATTGATCCTCAGGTGATGATGGGCACTCTCAAGACAACTAATGATTCGTAGGAGTTCAATCGGGTCCATTAAGCGTGTAGCCATCCCGTGACTATGTATTTAATCTCATCAACTGGTGGATAACCACGATGATAATAGTTCCAAAGAGAAGGGAAGATACACATTCTTCCAGTTTTTGGTTGTACCTTAGTACCATCTACAAATTCGGTGTAGCCATCATTCTTTATATCATTAAGATACCAAATGAATGTAGAGTGTCGCATTCCATGTTCTCTTACATACGAACCCTGCATACTATCATGATGCCAGGTGTATCCTGAACTTGGAGATGTACGTTGTATTTGATAACCCGTATCATTTAGATGTTCAAAGGAGATACCAAGTGGATCATTTAAAAAATCCGTCTGCTGAAGGTAAATTTTAATGTGTTTATTCAGCGCTTTAAATAGAACTTCATCTTCATCTTTCCAATCATCAAGACTGGAGATATGGAGATCCATAGAGTCTTTAATAGATCTATCGACTCTTTTATTTTCTTCATCACCAATCATGCCGAATTCTATCCGACTATCATTTTCAAATCGTTCAATCAAATGATTACAGAAGTCCTCTGTGAGGACATCATCGACGACGTATATAAAATCGGAAAGGTTAACATTCATAATTGATAAAAGTATGGGAAGTACCCAACGGGTCAGGAGGGATTTGAACCCCCGACCAACGCATTAGAAGTGCGATGCTCTATCCACTGAGCTACTGACCCAATGACGGTTCCTATCGCCGCTAACCCTGAACCGTCAAGGGGGTCACCGCAGTGGTCTCTCAACCACTCATATACTATAAGAGGGTATCAGCCTTCTGTCAAGGGTGTTGTGACCTTTACCATTTTGGCATAGTACTCATGAGCAAAAGTTTCACGATACCCTTTGATACCCCATCCCAACCAGTAGTATGCAGGTGCCATGTACTGACGGATTGACCATCCAGTTCCCTCAAAGTCTGGTAGAACTTTTTGGAAGTGTACTTCATTCACCAGGAAACGAGTTTGTCCTTCAAGACTACTCGGGTCACAATTATACTTTCGACAGAAGTTACCCAGGGCATTGTATCTACCAACTGTGGTCCATTGGATCAAACCATAACCACCAGAGTGACACTGATGATAAGCAACTCTTGCACCACCTTCACAGATATTAGGATGAAAATTACTCTCTGACTTGATGTTACCCATCAGAGTTGAGAGAGCATTACGATCAGTGATCTTGGTGTAATCTTGAAGTTTGCTCAGAACATAACGTTCGTTAGGATTACAACCGGGACAGTCCCACTTCTCTACTACCTTTTGAATCTCTACAGACTTCTCTTCATTTACGCTGACATCTACTTCTTCCTCCAATGTTGTGGATCCTGCACAGGCAGCAATTGCCCATACTCCAGTTACACTCATAAGAGCAGCGATAATTCTGTTAGTCATAAATTGAAAATAAATTAAACATTAAAATAATCCTTGCGGTAATACCGTCCGAGGATATTGGAATTGTAGTACAGTGGTGTCTCATCTGTCAACCGTTGAGACAACACCTCATTGAGGAACAATTGTCGGGTCTCCTCAAAGTTTACCTTTCCCTTGGTATTATGTAGGGACAAAATCTCACGGGAGAAATTATCCTTACCATACTTGATCACATCTTCCTTTAGTTCAGGACATGACCCAAAGTATTTCTTCCAGTCAGACTCTGCCTTTGCTTTTCTTTTCTTCCCTGGTGGTTTTCTAAACGACCAAAAATACTTTCGCCCAATGTACTGTCGTCCATTTGACTTATTGGTAATGAGATACACAAAGCCAAAGTTGTCCCCAATAAGGCTCCCGTCAAAAGGGGTGCCCATGTAGATCCAGGGGTTTTCGTAGTCACACACTCACTATTCTTCATAGTCCTGAAATATGTAGTCATCAATTTTTTTCGCTTGAATTTTCTGGGCCTCCATGTAGAGACCCAGAGCATAGTCATTCCAGTCACCAATTAGATCAGAGTTTGAATCCTGAGAAGGTGTCGTTCTTGACATCCTGTTTGATTCCTCCGACAACGTAGGACTCAACTTCTGTCTCTTGAGGGGCGACTTGAAGACCCTTAGAAGAGATCCAGTGCTGTGTCCAAGGAAGTGGATTATTCTTTGCAGCGACATCGTAAATAGGCTTCAGGCCAATAGCTTTCATTCTACGATTGGCAACCCACTCAACATACTTCTTAAGAAGTGCATCGTTGAGACCAATCATTGATCCATCTTTGAAAAGATAGTCTGCCCATCTCTTCTCTTCATCAACAGTCTTGTCGAACATCATATACAACCACTCCTCTTCTTCCTTCATGATTTGTTTCATGTCAGGATCATCACCAGCCTTCCACTTGTTTAGAATGTTCTGGGTGATACCAAGGTGTTGATTCTCGTCACGTGCGATGAGGGAAATAATCTTCGCAGACCCCTCCATGAGTTTGAGTTCACCAAATGCAAAACTACAAGCAAAGCTAACATAGAACCTAATACCCTCAAGAATATTAACGTTCGCGACAGCTCTGAATAGCTTTCTCTTAAGATCTTTGATTGCATACTCTTTTACAGCAGAGTCTCTATAATCCTCAGTCCACAGATTACCATTACCCCACTCTTGTGCGGCGTTGATAAAGTCATCATAGGCTTGAGTTACACTCTTGGCCCTCTCAAGAATTCTATCGTCAGTGATGATGTGGTCAAAAATATCTGATGGATCAGGGTAGATATTTTTGATGATGTATGTGTAGGAACGACTATGGATCATCTCCATAAATCCCCACACTTCCATACACGCTTCCAGTTCAGGAAGAGAACAGTATGGAATGAACGCCATACCAGGACCACGACCCTGAATAGAGTCGAGCATAATCTGATACTTCAGATTAGAAGTATAGATATGCTTTTGTTCTGGTCGGAGGGTCTGATAGTCTGCTCTGTCTTTCTGGAGAGATACTTCTTCTGGTCTCCAGAAGTATCCTAGTTGTGTTGTCGTTAGTTTCTCAAAGATAGGATACTTATATGAGTCGTATCTTTGAACCCCTAGGGGTTTTCCAAAAAACATAGGTTGTTTTTTGTTATCATGGACTTCGGTATTAAATACCGTCATCCCCTTCACCTCATTCATTTTCTTATCGTAAACCGATGAAACCTTAAACTGCACAGGATTCACACTCTCCCTCCTCTACTGATTCTAGTTCGTTTAATAAACTATTGAGTTCGGACTTATCTTCTACCACCTCGTCAGTTTTGATGTCGTAGGTGTTCTGGTAGTAAGAAGTCTTCCAACCATACTTATATGTAGTCAAAAGGTCATTAGCCATTTGAGACACAGGTACTTCATTGTCATCATAGTTCTCTGGATTGTAACTCCAGTTACCAGAGATACCTTGGTCGAAGAACTTTTGCATGACAGCAACGACATTAATATACCCCTCGTTACTCTTCATTTCCCATAGGAGTGTGTAATTGTTCTTAAGTGTGTTATAAGACGGTACAATCTGCTTAAGGGGTCCCTTCTTACTCTTCTTAATGGACAAATAGTCTCTAGGTGGTTCGATGCCATTCGTTGCGTTTGACACAACGGAAGAACTTTCTGATGGCATCTGAGCAGACAATGTTGAGTGCCGTAGTCCATGAGCCAGAATCGACTCTCTAAGCGCTTCCCAATCATGGACAAGAGCCTGTGTAGAAATCTCATCAACATCTTTCTTATACGTGTCGATAGGAAGGAGTCCATCACTGTACTTAGTACGTCCAAAGTATTCACAGTGTCCCTTCTCTTTGGCAATTTCATTGGAGGACTTAAGAAGGTAATACTGGAACGACTCAGACAACCCGTGGACGGCATCCCATGCCTCCTGTGAGTCGTAGTTATAACCTAGCTTGGCAAGATAGTGTGCAAGACCGATGAAACCAACACCGAGTGAACGACGTGCTTTAGTTGCAACCTCTGCAACTCTTACAGGATACTCCTGGTAGTCAATCAACTCCTCCAGACCCCTCACAGACAGGTCACACAGGTCTTCTAGTTCCTCATCGGACTTGATCTTACCTACGTTGACAGCTGACAGAATACACAGGGCAATCTCACCTGGCATCTCCTCATCAATATGACTCAATGGTTCTGTAGGAAGTGTAATCTCCTGACAAAGGTTTGACATATTTACCTTGTCTTTGAAGGAGGAGTGACTGTTACAGTGGTCGATGTTCATGATATACAAACGACCAGTCTCTGCTCTCTCCTTCAGTAGATCAAGAAAGAGTTCCTGAGCTCCGACAGTTTTTCTTGGTACAGAATCATCTGCTTCGTAACGTGTATAAAGCTCATCGAAGCGATCAGTACCAAAAGCATCATAGAGCCCAGGCACATCATGAGGACTGAAGAGGGAAATTTCTCCGTTAGTAATGAATCTTTCGTAGAAGAGTTTGGAGAGTTGGATGGAGTAGTCAAGTTTCCTTACGCGATTATCTTCTGTACCTTTGTTGTTCTTCAGAACAAGGATGTCTTCTATTTCTTGGTGCCAGATAGGAAAGTGAACTGTAGCAGAACCACCTCTGATACCGTTTTGTGTACAGCATCTGACAGTGCTTTCAAACTTTTTGAGGAAGGGGACCACACCTGTGTGTTGTACCTCTCCGCCTCTGATTTTAGAGTTGATCCCGCGGATTCTACCAGCGTTAATACCGATACCAGCCCTTTGTGCGACATACCGGCCAATAGCCATATCGCTGCTAAAGATACTATCGAGGG